TGGAAATGACATGCTGGAGGCCCACAGAAAGTGCATTCTTGGCACTACTTTTAGCGAAGTAGTACTGAGACGGCACCTTTTGGGGGTTCTTCATCAGTTGGCTGGACACCTATCCGTCAAGGAGACGGCCGGTTCACTTCAGCTCGCTGTTTTTGAAACAGGAGCAAACTTCTCAAAGGAGTTCTACGCAACAATGGCGTATGTCCTACAGAAGTCCGGTATGAAGCTCACCAGGTACTCGTTGGGAGTACTTGGGTCCCTTTGCAGAGGTCAACGCCCTCGGAGTTTGGAACTCGAGGTGCAATACGTTGACCGAGCTGCATTCAGTGGTTTACACGTCTTACAAGGCGTGATGGAAACTCTCATCGATTATGATGTGAAGACTTTCGGCTTCACGATTGATGACTGGTTGAGTTTCGTGTTACCACTGGTAGGTATGGACCATACACTAGCAATCAAAAGGCTAAAGTATGTTACATCCTACTGGTACGCTAAATTTTTGCACGATGAAGTCCCTGAAAAGGACGTTAGCAGTTGGGATAACTGGCTATTTTCATCGACGATTAAGCGATACCTTCGATCTCGGATGATCTCAGTCTCGGCAAGGAATGCGAGACTATTCTATTCACTAATACAAGCGAAGAGATCATGTGATCCTGTACCTGAAAGTTTTGTACAGGGTGCTTTAGAAAAGCACAGGAAGACCATTGGCCATAAGAGCGAAGCAATTACAGCTGGCCTGAAGTCTGAGATCGAGAAGAAGACACTTGAGATAGTCAACAACTGGCCTGTCTTTCATGACAAGCAGTGTGAGCCTAGCCACAGTGCGGCGTTTGAGAACCCGCGATCTCGTGGAGGACAGCATGTTGCATTGATGCGACAGCTTGGTGACTACAATCCTACGCGTGACTTAGTTGAAGTCAACAAAGCGTTCCGCCGTTTGGACGGAAAAGACCTGAGCACAGAGGTGCTAGGTGTACTTAAAGGATTGGTCGAACCTAAGCCCAACGATCTGGTTGGTATGGTTGAAACGACTCCTGGTGTCGTGGAGGAACGACGTGGATGGCTAGAGCCATCGCGTTCCGCCATGTTGTTTGCTGCCTATTGTCATGAGCAAGGCTTACCCCCGGTTCTAATACCTGGTGGGATCCACGTTGTGGATGATGACGAATTAGGTCGACGCACAGAAGATGGTACCTATACAAGGGAAATCTATCCCAAAGGTCAGATGACTGCCGGTGTGGCAGCGGTTCTCGAACCACTCAAGGTGAGAACAGTGACTAAGGGTCGTGCGCAAGCATACAACGCAGTGCATGGCATACAGAAGTGGATGCATTCATCCCTTCGACAGATGCAGGTCTTTCGACTCATTGGTGAAACCGTGAGCGAAGACGTGATTAAAGGACTTTTCCGACTACGACAGCCGGGCGAACTTCTTATCTCGGGCGACTATTCTGCCGCTACAGATAATCTGAAGATTGAAGTGACTAAAACAATTTTTGAAGTCATCTTACGCCGGTTGTGCCAGGACCTTGATTGGTCTACTGAGGCGCTGGAGTTAACTACTCTAGCTCGAAAGGTTCTATATGAGCATGAAATCCACTATCCGATGACGAGTCATCTGGATGCAGTCGAACAAGGGACTGGACAGCTCATGGGAAGTGTTTTATCTTTCCCTATTCTGTGTATGGCAAATTGCATTTGCTGCTGGATCAGCCTTTTCCCAGAGAGATCTATCTTTGATCTCCCGATTCTGGTTAATGGTGATGATATTGCGTTTTCTTGTACGCGCGCTCGATATAATATCTGGAGCGATCACCTGGCTGAGTTTGGTTTTGTCAAGTCAATTGGCAAAAACTACTGTCACAAGAGATTCATGATTATTAATTCAGAACTCTTTGATTCGGAGTATCTCCGAACGGGACACTGTCACCTGCCGTATTTCAACGCAGGGCTACTTCTAGGACGACATAAAGTCGCAAAAGTGAAGTCAGCAAGTGTCTTTGACGATGATCCGGAACCAGAAGTTCCCATCGTATCCACGCTTGACCTCGTTCTTCGAGGTGCCTTCAACCCTGAACGGGCTCTGAAGCGTTTCATCCATTACAATTTGGATGCTGTGCGTGAGGTGACAGCTGGTCGGTTAAACCTATTTCTACCTCGTTCTAGAGGCGGTCTCGAATTACGGGACTACGGTATACCGAACCATATCAGTCTATGGCAGCGTCGTTATGCGACATTCATAGCAAATCAGGAAGTATCCAAGCTTCCGAGCTATGGTCGTGACGCGCAAGAAGAAGACCAATATCTTCCGATCAAGAAGGTCAAGTACGACCCTTGGTCAATTGATCAGGACCTCGATCTCAAGGACAGCTTACGAGCTGTCGCCCACAATTGGGAGCTTTCTTCGAAGGAACGAAGACTTGAATTGATGAGGAATGGTCCAGTAGGTTGGCGGATTGCTGATGTGAACGCAACGACGGTATGGAATCCGAAGTTGTCAGGTTCAAAACTAAGAGCTATCGCACGTTGTTCTCCGATGAAAGGGGACCTACTTGGTGAGATTCACTACCGATATACCGTAAGCTATCATCCACGAAAGGAAAAACCTTTAAACATAGTTTGGGATGATGCTTGTGTAGAGAGTCAACGTAGTACTAGTGAAAACGCTAGTTCGAATGCAATATTATGTAGATTGCCTACGGAATTCTCAGAAAGTCCAAAAGCTGGATTTCTCTACGATGGTGAGCTTGAGAGCTACATCGAACACGGTTATCGAATGAAGGGATAAGTGAATCTAGGTTAGATGCCTGATTTATTCAGATGAGAGTTGCGGGTTGCTCCCGCTGTAACTAATTGAGCTATAATTGAATATTTGCTCTAGTAACTCTTTGGATCCTTAGGACGTCCTTAGATGACGTTAAACTCACTACGAGATTCATACGTGAGTTGAGCTTGTGACGACGGTAAGACAACCTTGACCAGGTTGGTCCTTACACTTGCGTGGTTGCTCTCTGAAAAGGGAGGCGAGCTGCAATAGTGCGGGGCGCGCTAACAGGCGGTTAATCATTGATGTGCAGACTGAGATAGAATCTGGATCTGATCAATGGAATGATGACCTATGGGGTCATATCGGCTGGTGTTTAGAATGACTACTTAGTTGTAGCGAAAAAGTCTCCTGCTCCTTTATGGGCGGTGACATGGGAACGAAATCAATCGTATACCATGCAAAGAGACCTTCTAGACTACTAAACCCAAAACGGTGTCAAGCAAATCTTGACTCAATACTTCCGTGCCAAGGTCTTAAGACTCTGCATACTCTTCCGTATTGAAACGGTTGCTCGTTGCCATGCGATGCGTAGAACCAACGTGGTTCTAGGTATATACATGGAGTTGAGGTGATCGCGTTCGCGGTCGAGTATGTGGCTTGAGATTGGAGTGCCGACAGACTGCAAAGGTGCAGTCGATATGATGTACAGTCGCCGAGGAGAAACTACTCCTGTCAGTGCTGGACTGACTTGTTCCGGGGATCCCATGATGAACAAATCAAAAGGTCGAAAGCGATCACCTAAAAAGCTTTCAGTCACGATTAACGGTCAACCGAGATCGGTACCGAACAAACCGCGAAAGGGCCCACTCAGACGAGTGAAGTTCAATCAATCCCATTCTCAGGGAGTGAACTTGGCGGACCCTGCATCGAATATGATGCGCCCTCTCCGTATGCGAACAATTCGAGGTCGTTCTTCGACCCGATGCATAGGAACGGATTACCTCTGTGCTATCACAATAGGTGGTACAGCCGCAGCTGCAGGTGATGTCTTGTACACAACTGTAGTGAACCCATCCACTCTTGGACTGGGTCGCCTTGCAACTATAGCAAAGCTCTTTGAGCGCTACAAGTTTAAGAGTCTGAAGTTCCGGTATGCCCCTGTGGCCAATGCCCAGGTAACCGGTCAGATTCTCGGCTACGTTGACTACGACACTATGGATGACCCAACTGGTACATCTGGTGTTCAGAATCTACAACGTGCTGGAGCACACCTCGGCGAAAAGCCAGTTCAGGTGTGGCAAGGAAGTGAGAAGCCAGTCTTCTGGGAGATCAAAGATGTTGATCCCATGACTGATCTCTACTGCGATTCTGATGGAACGGACCCTCGTTGGACGAATCAAGGTCGCTTTGTGCTGCTTGCAGCCTCTGCGATTGCGTCAGGCACAGCCTGTGGCAATATCTACCTTGACTACGACGTCGAGTTCTACATTCCTCAGATGGAATCCACCCCAACATTTGGGTATGGCATGAAGCAAACCGGCTCAGGTACATTGAGCGCTGCCAGTATTTTCGGTAGCGTACGTGGCCTTGAGTCATGGAACAATATTCCAGGTATAACATGCACTGCCACCACGATGAGTCTCCCAGCGGGAACTTATCAGGTTTGGGGCTACTTAAGCGGAACCGTATTGGCCGCTTTTAGTAATAGCTCGACAGGTACAGTGGTTGCTGGATCTAGTTTTCCGTCTGCGGATGCGAAAGCAGGTTCATTCAACATACAATTGTCGAGTCCTGTGCCTTTCACATACACCCCTGGCTTGACTGCAACTACAATCACATCGTCCATTTGGACAGTGACTATGTTGCCAAGCAACGCTGTAACACTTTCTGAAAAGAAGTTAGAGCGTGCCTCAAGGCTTATGAAGCAAATTGAGGCGTTGCGTCTTTTCGCAACGGAGGAAAGGGATGAGAAGGTTCGATTTGTAACGTCGAGTTCGGCTTCTACTTGCACATCTTGTGTAGCAGGAGCGAGCCGTTCGGTTTCTCTGGCTGATATCTCATCAGGCCGGATCCGAGTCGACGACGATTACTGTATCGTGAAGAAGAACTAGATGATGGATCTAGTAGGCATCGTTGCCAACGGTGACCTATCTCTCTAAGTCTGTTAGGGGACCCTATAGCATGCTATGGGACCTGATCCTTTCAGCGACTTAGGAGAGTGTGGTCATAGACCGTATGACCCTGCATAAGTGCAGGTTGTGCCATGGATATCAGACGACATGCAGAGATGCTATGCCGTGCTGACTAGCGGTAGAGAGAACTATGATGAAACATAGTCGACTCTGGATCCCAGGCTAATCGAGCAATGTGTGGAATTTCTGAGCAACGCGTACTAGATACGTGACTCAACCACCACTCTGTGATGCTGAAGCCAGATGAGATGAGCTGTATAAGTTAGCTATCTCTCTACATGACTACAAGCAAGCGTGAACTGTGATAAATCACAGTGCTGTTTGATAGTACGATTGTTTGTTCTTTGAGTTGATCCTGTAATCCAACCTTGTTGGTCAGTTAGATCACTCACGGATTTGCCCTTTCGGTGAGCCGTGATAGATTACTCAGAACACAATCATGTCGATTGAGAATCGATTCATTCTTTCTTGGAGGGGAACACTCATCATCATATGAGCGGAGCCTGATTCCGGAAAGCAATGGTCAATCTCTCGTC